TCAGGCTGTCGCCTGAATCATTTCGGTGGGTTCCTGCTTCAACGGGCGGCCTGACTGCACCATCCCTCCACAGGCAAGAACGGCGTGCCCCGCCGCTAAAATGTTACGAGCGCCGTTTACATCGGCGTTCGCTGTATATCCACATACCTGGCATCTGAATTGACTTTGTGACAGGCGATTTTCTTTCGCTGTATGACCACAGCACGCGTAACGCTGGCTTGTGTACGCTGGCGGAACAGCAAGCACCTGACCGCCACGCCAGAGCTGCTTGTACTCAAGCTGGCGGCGCATTTCATACCAGCCCTGATCCAGTATCGAACGGTTTAAACCTGATTTTGCCCGGACATTGCGACCCGGCTGACTTATCGTACCCGCCGCTGACTTTGACATGTGTTTAACCTTCAAATCCTCAATGACAATCATTGCGTGGTTTTTGCTGATGATCGTTGTGACTTTATGAAGGTAGTCTCTGCGGATATTTGCGATACGGGAGTGCAGTTGCTGTATTTTGCGTTTCTGCTTCTGCCAGTTGTTGCTGAATCTGACCTTGCGGCTTAACTGGCGCTGAAGTCTCGCCAGCTTTTTCTGGTTTTTCTGGAAACTGTTTACAGGCTCAAAGACTGTGCCATCTGACAGCGTGGCGAGCCTGGCCACGCCAGCATCCAATCCGACCATTGATGCTGAAGGGTGAGCCGGAGTGGATACTTCACTTTCTGTCTGAATACTGATGTACCATTTACCGCAGGACTGGCTGACAGTGACATTTTTCACAATCCCCGTGACCTGCCGGCTGTTACGGTAGCGCATCCAGCCAAGTTTCGGCAGAAAAATACGGCTGTTTTCCTGGTCGAGCTTAACACCCTGCGGGTAGCGGAATGCATCATTCTGTCCCCGCTTTTTGAATCGGGGAAAAGCCGCCCGCTTCTGGAAGAAATTTTTGTAGGCCCGCTCAAGGTCTTTCAGTGACTGCTGCAATGGCTGTGAGGGAGAATCTTTAAGCCATTCGGTTTCAGTGTCTTTTTTCCACTCAACCAACCAGGAAGCCATTTTCGTGTAAGGGATGTATTTATTCCCGGCCTCATAATTCTCATTCTGAAGTGCCAGTGCACGATTGAAAACGAAACGACAAGCTCCGGCAAAGAGCCTCATTTGACGCTCCTGTTGACCACCGGGTCTTAACTGGAATTTAAATGCTTGTAGTCGCTTCATCCCACTATTTTAAACAAAAACAGTTAGGTGGAAAACCACGCCTTATATCCCCTCCCTGAAGGACGGGATTTTACGGCGCACCGGATAACCACCAAAAATAACCCCGGCGGCTTCCGGGGTTATCGTTAACTATTATCGCCTTCGCCTGCGTGCCATATATTTGCGCACCGCGCGGCGTGGACAATCTGAAGCGGTTTCTTTCTGCTGCATCAATCTCGCAGCCATGCTCAAAAATGTCAGGCACAGCCGAAGCCCGGCATATAATAGCGGTTCCAGTGGCCACGTCTCATTGAGCACATATACCGCCATGAAAATCGAGTCGAAAACTATCGCCGCCAGCGATAACTTCATTGTCGAAAGTCGGCGGAGCTGCCGGAGTTTATTCATTGATCAGCCCCGTCAGGCAAAGCTGGCGTTCTTTTTCACGGCGAATCTTTAAACCTCGCAGGGGCACGCCGTTACTGTTCACGAAATCAGGGAGATGGTTACACATATTCACCCATTCCTCTTTCTGCGCCCACTTGTGGATGGACGTTTCTACTCGCATGCCTCGCGCTTTGCTGTAGTAGGTCCGTAAGCTATTACATCCCATATTGAATGCCGCGCTTGTCATTGCACTGAAGGCATTATCGGGCATGTCTTTGCCCCGGAAGTGCTGATTAATACAGCGTTCAGCGATCAGGATATTCTTTTCCCAATCAGCGGCGATTTGCTGGTCGGTTTTTCGCACACCCGGCGTTACCCCGTGTGCATTACCGATCCCGTCAGTCCATACCCCCGCCGGGCACATGTATGGATCACGTCGGCAACCTTCAGCGTTACCAATCAGCTCAAGCCCTGCCTGGTTGGTTCGCACATTGCCATTACCCATCACGATGGTAATCATCACCGCGATAGCGCAAATTGCACCGCCTCCTGCGGCTGTTTTTCCCTTCATAAAGACCTCATAAGCGAATTTTTTACGCTCCAGGACAAACACTCATTCACAGCCAATACCGACTGACTCGATCCCTTTAGAAGGCACAGGATAATGCAAATCACTTGTTAGCTACGTTTCAAAGATATACATTATTGCTCTAATTAATTTATTTTATTAGGTAAGATAAGTGGCACAACGCGGTGTAAACAAAGTCATCCTGATTGGTACCCTGGGGCAAGACCCGGAGATCAGGTATATACCAAATGGCGGCGCGGTCGGAAGACTCAGCATCGCAACGAATGAATCATGGCGCGACAAGCAAACGGGCCAACAGAAAGAGCAAACAGAATGGCATAAAGTCGTTTTGTTCGGAAAACTTGCTGAAATTGCGAGTGAGTATTTACGAAAAGGTTCTCAGGTCTACATCGAAGGGAAACTTAAAACCCGTAAGTGGACAGATGACGCCGGTGTAGAACGTTACACGACGGAAATTATCGTCAGCCAGGGCGGCACCATGCAAATGATCGGCGCTCGCCGTGACGATTCACAGTCCTCAAATGGCTGGGGGCAATCAAACCAACCTCAAAACCACCAGCAATACAGTGGTGGCGGTAAACCTCAGAGCAACGCCAATAACGAACCTCAAATGGACTTTGACGACGATATTCCGTTTTGAATGTGTAAAAAACGACTGAAAGAAAAGCGGTGGTCCAGACGCCGACAAAAGCACGAACTCGCAAACAAACGCCAAAGTTGGCAATGGCACGCGCTTTTCACGAAAAGAACACCCCGAGATATTGCTTTCGCTGGTGGGAAAACATTCCTGACCCACCTGAAGGCGCAATACATCAGGTTTTAAGCAGAGGAAAGACTATGAATAACATGACAACGAAAGAGCTTTTGACGGCACTTCCAAAATACAAAAGCCATAAAACAGTTCGCGCCTCAAAAATCAAAGATATCGAAATTATCGCCCTAATGGATGTGGTCCTTTTTTGCAACATCGAAGTCGTTGAGCCAGAAGGGGTAAAAGTCCATGTTGATAAAATGTTTTTGCAAAAACACCGACCAGAAATTGGCGGATATCTGGTCGCTTATGAGGACGGATCTCTGTCCTATTCACCAGAAAAAACATTTGAAGAAGGCTTTAGTCGGACTAACGACTTCTTCGAAAATGGGGTATCGCTCAGTATTGAAGGTCACAATGGGGTGACATTCATTACAGCCAGGGACGTAACTATTGCTGCCAGTGGCATCATTACCACACAAGAAGAAATCGACCTTGAAGCAGCCGACTTTTCTGACGCGCTGATGTGGCTGAAGGATGGCAAGAAAGTTGCTCGACGCGGGTGGAACGGCGAAAACCAATTCTGCTGGCTGGTTCCTGAAGGACAGTACCCGGCACGAATGGAAGCCATTAAGGGATATTTCCCCGGCGACCTCGTTCCGTATGGTGCTTATTTCGCCTTAAAAAATGCACAAGGTGTAGTTGTTCCGTGGGTGCCTTCTGTATGCGACTTACTGGCATGTGACTGGTTTGTAGTGGAGTGATTTAACGTGGAAAATACTAAAGCAATTCAATACCGCCTGCGTAATGGCCAGAGTGTCGAAGTGACCATCAATAATGATGGTGTACCTGGCGAAAAGGTTTCTATCTCTGATCTGGCTATCGAAAAAACCATCATGTGCCACCTTGGCTTTACTGAAGAAGTGAGCAAAAAGCATGGTGTAGCTATCTGGCGCACAATGGATACTGGCATGCGCAGATTCATTACTGCTCGTACCCCTAGTATGACCATGATGGACCTCATGCAGATTGCGCCGCTGTTTGAGTGTGAACCTTTGGATGTATTCAGCAATCCAGCCATCTGCCAGCAGTTATATGGTGAGATGAAACTCGCGGTTACCCCCATTGTGCTGCATGAAGGATCGCTTGCTGGCGTATGGAAAGTAGAGCGAATTTCAAGCTACATGCCTTTCCACATCCATGTCAACGGCGTAATCGCAGGTGAAAATCAACCTGTTTCAGTTACAAAGTCAGACCTCAAGCGCGCAATTCTTGAAGCAAGTTGTCGAGTTATCGGCCTGGGCAAACAGTCTTATGTTTCCTTCCCGGCTGGCCCTGAAGGCCCGGCAGAAATTCTGATTATGGATGCCGATCTGCTCTGGCAAATACAGTTTCTGATTGGCAAAAGCATCATCCACGCTGAAGAACTCGATCAGTACATTACCTGCACGATGACGGATGAAGTCAAAAGTGTGGCTATAGCCAATGCCCGGAACCTATGTCGTGCTGCATTAACAGAACTGCAAGAAAACACCACGGAAGAAGTGGAAAGCGATTAAAAAAAATCCCGCCGATTGGCGGGATTTCTTCAATATACGATCTGGTCTACATGATCCCCAAAATCATCGTCGTCATCGTCGTCGTCCTCATCGCCACCCTCTACTGCTGGCCAATCAACAAACCAGCCAGCGTAAAGATGCAGCGTTCGGAGAACATCACTTGCGGGAGCATCAAGGGTGTTAACGAATCCCATATAGCTATTGGGATTTGCCCCAGCTATGGCTTCAGCGATCATGTCCTCGGTAATGTCACCGGAGATAATGCTTAAACGCCCGGAAACTTCTTCATTATCATCAAATTCGATAATGGCATCTCCGCCTAATGGCGCTGCGATTTTAATCTGCATTATTTAGCTCCTTTGCCACACCTAATAACAGTTCCAGCAATCCGTCACCATTCATCAGTGATGCGGCAGCGGCCTCTTTGTCATGATACAACTGAAGAGCCATAGAGAATACTTCCGTTGCTGACGTTTTGGAAATAGTCGGGGATTTCTGCCGAATTTTCCCAGTGTTACTTACTGAGGCTGGCGGGTATACCTTCGCCATATAAATATTACTCAATCGAGATCTGAAGCACCATTCAGGCTTGCCACGCCCACCGATATTAACGAAAGATGGTTTATCCCCTTCAACATTGGCCTTCAGGAATGACCGGGCTTTCTCTAACAAACCAGGGTTACTGTACTCAAGATGATGACCCAGCTCGTGCCACAGTGCACTTGCAGTTTCATCGTTCAAATTGACAGCAACAACACCATTAAGATTTGCATATGCCCTTCCCTGGTGGTGAACCACCTTTGATAAGGTCGAAATTTTACCGCCGGTCAGGCGATAAATATCAGCAAGTTCCTTGCGCAGGTCTATCCCACCATTCTGTCCAGCGCGGGCTTCTTCCACTTCTTCCGTGATAAAAGAGTCGGCCCACTCAAGAGCTTTTTCTTCAGATACGGATGAGTTTGCGATCGCACTGTTCATGGCAGATAACACTTTCTCGTGGACCGAACCCATACTTCGCTGATTCATTTGCCAGCGTGTCTGCGGGTTATATGAGAATCGCTTAAGTAGTTGGTCAAGCTGCTCAAGTTCTTCTTCACTGACATACCTTTTAGCCTCACCAATAATGCCAGGGAGAATATTGCCGTTAGGATTAAACGCTCGCGAAAGGAAGAGTTTCAGCGCCCCCATGCCCTCCGATGCTTCAATATCACCAATAACCCGGTTAACAATGGCCGCACTCTTCGGATTAGCATCCGCCAACGCTCTGGCTACGATTTGCAGGGACGATACGACCTCACGCTGCATATCCGTCCTGATCTCATCAATAAACTCTGGCGTTATGCCGTGCTCTTTAAGGATATCCCTGCCTTCCGCCGTTACCCCATCGATATCACCGACATGTTTATTAACCCGACTTTGCAATGCCTTAAATGCCTTCAGAATTCCACGGGCATCATCCGCTTTACTAACGGCCTTCCTGAATGCTGGCAAGAAGTCAGAGTTAACCTCATTTTGTTGATCGGCCCACTGAATGGAGGCTTCTTTCATCTCGTCCAGAGTCAGATCACCCAACGCGGTATGGTCTGTGAATATGAGCGACAACCTCTGAACCATTTCTGCCAATGGTGATGCCGAATGCGCCGCGCTAAGGAATGCTTTCACCCTGGTTGGGCGAATGGAAAACCAGTCAATAGCTGGTGGCATATCTCCGTTTTTTATCGCCTGCGCTATCTCGTCAAAGCCATCGCGCCCAAGGGAGGATGCGTGATTTAACAAGCCGCGAAGTAACGAATTGCTGATACCGAATAATCGGCACCATTTTTTCACGTCGGCAACAGGCATTCGAACAAAATGCGCAAGCACTTGAACAAGCTGTTCATCCTGGGGATCTGTACGGGAAAGCAGCCTGATCAGATGAATAATGTCTTTGATGCCGGATGCCCGATGTAATAGCAAGCTGGTATATGGAGCAACACCGTTGTAACTACCGCCAGAAGCTGACTCGAAAAGACCGCCAGATATCCCTTGCATACCTTCGTTTTCCAGTTCCTGAGATACTTGGCGAAGGATATCCTGTAACGACACATCACCACCGCCAAACATATCCCCCAGCGCCTGGCCCTGGTGCTGTAACTCATCATTGATACGTTGAGCCATCAATTTAAAGGCGGTGGCCATACGCTTCGCGCTACGGTTATTCGCGACGATGAACAACGCGAGAGCTTTCACTTCCGGGGCCGTTTCGCTGAACATATCCCCCTGAGCAATAACATCGGTAATATGTTGGCCTGACTCCTTCGATTGCCTTACCAGGTCTACCGCATCTTTCAATGCCGCCAGCGCCTTTTTATCGAGGCTATCCGCTGTTTCAATACCATCAACGATAGTTGTCACAGCCTGCTTGTGCGCTTCTCCTGATAAAGCCTGCATCTGTACAAAATCATTGGCCGCCGCATTAAGTGCCGTCAGAACATTACGCATATCCGGATCAGGTTCTTCTGCAACCATCCTTACCAGGCGCGCATCCTTATATGCCTTGGCAAAGATCGCGTTTTGTATACGGTCAACAAGTTGCCGCGTTGGTCGCCCATCTTCCGTTACAAGGCCAGCAGCCTGTGTGGCACCAACTTGCGTCATGAATCCGCGAATAAACGCGTCATTACTGCGGCTAAGCAGATCTCCGCTTTCTGACGGATTAAACAGCGCCATCATCGCCGGTGTTATGCTGTCGGCATCAACAAAAGCCTTTTCACTGGCTGCCATTTCCTGAAGATCAGAAATATTTGAGTCTTTGGCAAACTGAACGCGGTCAACCTTAGTTAACCGGCGGCGCACCAGTACCGGAGCCGTCATTGATTCAACCTTTTCAGGACGTATGCCGAATTCGCTCGCATGTTCAATCAGGTACTCCCGATACCGATCCGCATTGCCGTCCTGATAGGCTTTAATGATCCCCATGGTTCGTCCATTACCTGACTCAACGGCATTGTCCTCACCAATTATCGGCGCTCCATGGCTGGATAAACCGGAGTCGGTAAGCTGAGCAGGCCGCAAATCCTTGGATATCTGGTTAACCTGAAGAATACTGGATGCGCGGGTCCGGTCGCGCGGCTGAAGTTCCTGGGGATAGTCCGGATTAATTTTCCCGTCCAGAGTATTGGATACCAAAAGAGCTGAGGCATCGACGATATCAAACGCTGTTTTTACCTCGTCTCCCTTCGCTGTCACCACATACGAAACCCGCCCGTAATCGGGCAGGTTTTTTAGCAGCTCGATCAGCGTTTCTATGCTGGTGGCCATCACCACCCGATCGCTTAAGCTCATCCCTGTTACGCCTTATGCTGCCTCTTTAATGTTGGCGGCTATCCATGCCGCCGTGTGCTGTTTAACCTGGTCCAGATCGATGTATGTGCCAACATATTGACTCAAGTCCTGCAACGTACCGATAAATGCATCGGTGCTCTGATCGACGAATTTATCAGCCAGGAAATCAGCAACCAGTTTTGGCACACCATCATGTACCGAAGGTTGTTTTTCCTCGCCACTACCGCCGCCGGACGCGCCGTACCCCATCTGTTGCATGATCTGGTCAATTTCATCGCTGATATCCAGCAACTCCATGCCACTCGCGGTAGCCGCTTTGGACATCAGAGCATCCAACTTATCGCTGAGATCCATTAACTCAATAGCTGATAGTGTCATGCCGCTACCCCCGCTTTCTGGATTGCTACCAGCAGATCAGCCAGGTGGCGAGCAGCGCCATTAACCAGCTCTTCGTTTTCCTCAAAACGTCCGGCAGCCTGAAGGGCTGCAATCGCTTCCCGGACATTGCCCCGGGCGTTACGGATCTCCGCCATGTCAGTGCTTTGCATATCCATCACGTTATTGAGATATTCAATGGCTTTATTAGCCTCTGCATCTGCTTCGCTAACCGTTTCATCAGGCTGTGCCGAGGCCGGTTCTGGCTGAGTAATCTCACCGACTTCGGCCTGCAATGCATTGATCATGCTCTGCACCATTTTCTCGGTGCCAGCGCCACCCGGAAACGCAATATTGGGGAAAGTTTTTTGAAACTGAGTTTTCAGCATTACGCGGAACTCGTCTGGTGAGCTGGTGGCCAGCTCCAGAGCTTTTTGTGCATATTTGCCAAACGGACCATTAGTAAGTGTCTTCGCCAGGAAGTCGAAAGAATCCTCGCGAGGCAATAACTTCAGGTCGTACTCACTCATTTGCTGATCAGAAAGCGGGGTATCGTAAGTAGCAATGCCGTAGCGTGCATATTCATAATACGGGTCACCTTCATCAGGGCGCGGCAGAATTGCTTTGTTACCTTCAGGTATTGCGCCAGGGGCCGCCGGACGCATTTGCAGGGCATATCGATATGCACCTACAGAGACTTCTGGTTCAGGCGAAGAGCTACCGGTATCCTCCGCTGGTTCAGGTTCGACGTTTTCCGGTTTATGTTCTTCTGGTTGGACCAGGTATTCCGATACATTACCCGCTTTATAGGCTTTAAACAGCTTGCCGATCGCATCTGCCATGTCCACACCCTGTATGGATTTAGCCTTGATCATGTACACGCTGCCATCCGAATCGGTTAACTGGATATACCCTTCGCCGCCCCCAATGAATTGCTTCATTGATGCACCATTACTGAGCGTCACTTCCCCGTTCATATGCATACGATTTTTGATACTGGCAAGGCGATCCATCATCGCGCGAGAGTGCCCACCAGTCATCCCCGCTGGAGCAATGGTATCGCGCCCACCAGTGCGATTGAGCTGATCAATCTCCGTCTGCAAACGCTCATTCTCTTCATAAAGAGAATCCGCTTCCGATGCAACAGCGTTAATTTTCTGCTCCAGATCTGCCTTCTGCCCTTCTACCGCTGCCACCTGATCCGCGAGGTCGCTCATGGCATCCTCTTTCTGGTCACTGTCAGCCTGTAGTTGGGTTATTTCATCAACAAGGGCTTTTTTCTTCTTCTGCGCACGCTGGAATTTTGCCGAGTTTTTCTCTGCAAGGTTGGCAAGTTTCATGGTGACCTGCGCCAGCGTCATATCACGTCCACTCATCGGAGCAACGGTGTGAGTAACGTCTTTTTTATTCAGTAAGAACTGGAAAGCAACCAGCGTATCGCTATTGGTGATCCGGTTTTCCGCTGTCGGGCTATGAAACAGAATGCTGATAGTCTGACCATCACTGAGCGGAATAATGGCTGGCAAGACCGGCAGCCCGTTAACGTTACGTGCCCGGCCAATTTCAGCGCCGCCGATCGCGCGCGCGCCGCTCTGGGCCACATCCCCCGTTTTATCACTCCCCGCAGAGATTCCGGTACCATTCAGCTTCTGGTTCAATGCCCGGACAAATGCCTGCATGGTCCGGTGTAACTGCAAACGAGTAGAACTAATCGCCTCCAGTAAATCCGTAGCACACCAGTGGATCGGCGTGTCATAGAAGAACGTAGCCTCGATTTCCTCCAGGGTGTTGGATTCCGTCATCAGATAGCGGTCCTCACCGGCCATTAATGCGCGATATTCATCATCAGTCACTGGCGGGGGAAGCACGTCAAGCCCAGGCTTGATCGTCACCCCTTTATTGATATTGAACTGTTCCATGTTAATTTCCTGCTTTCAGTTGCTTAAGACGACGTTTGAGTTCGCCATTCCGTGCTTTTTCGTTATTGAGTCGGCCCGTCTCCTTATCCAGCTTCGCCCGCAAATCAGTGATCTGCTGTTGATTGAAAGACACCGAATTCTGCGCGGACTTATAAGCGGCAACCACCTGAGCATTCCGCTGTTTTGCCTCTTGCAGGCGCTGAAAGTTGGATTTAACTGCCGGTTTCTTGTCTACCGGATTGGCAACACGCTTCGCTTTGGCGATCAGTGATTTTTGGAATTTTGCGGAGTTTTTGCGGGCCGCTTGCCCCATGACGGTACCAAGCGTCTTGATATCCGGCGACTGTGCGTTAGGAATAGCTTTTCCATTCAGTTTCACAGACGATATATCGCCAGTATCGTTTACCTGTATGCCAAGAATTTGTCCGTCGTTAAGAACCAGCTTTGCGGTTTTAACTTTAACGCCATCTTTCGTTGTTGCGCGGTTGCTGGAGTCAACCTCAATTACCGTAACACCGGTTTTATTGATCGTCGCGATAAGGGATTTCAGCCCCTTTTCATTAACCTGGTCAAAATCGACCGTTGCATACTTATTTTTCGTCATCTGACACATCCTGTGCGAGATTTATTACGTAACTTCTGCGGATTTGCTGAGTAACAGGGAAAATCCGATACAACGGGTTAATGAACGAGTCGCCATGCGTAACCATGACGTTGAAATGCCACAGTCGCTCTCCTTTACCCATATATTCAGTGGGTATGTACAACCATTCACTGTTTTCGCCCTGTTCAGCCGACGTCAGACAACGTTGTTCGCCTTCAATCACAGTCGTCGGCTTCTGAACATCGCGGATCCAATATCTGACCGTTGCGCCGCGCAAAAACGGGAATTTAGACCGGTATTTGAACGGCACCCGGATGAAACCCGGTTTAATTTCCACATCACCAAGTTCTAAATGCGTGATGTCCTTGCGTTTTAGCAAATAGCGATCGGCTAAGGCTAACGCAAGAGCGCATACACCCCAGCCAATCATTTCCCGCCTCCCTTTTTCACCAAACTTGTAAGAACATTCAGAATGCTATCGATATTCACTCGTTTCATCCCTGAAATCACCTCATGACCGTTATTGCTGGCTATCGTTACCATTAAGTACGTAATTGATAACTCCCAGCCCTCGTGTTGCCCCAATAGGTACGCCACCGCGCCAGCTGTCACTGCAACAAAGATCTCCGTAACCAATCCCAACAAATTGCCAGACTGGCGACCGTCTCGGACATCCATCAGGAACGTGCCTATCCCACCAATTACTGAAAGCAGGAGCGCAATAGCAACTGGAGCTAATTCCTGTGTGTCAAGCACAAGTTCCCTCCTACGTTGTCAGGAGGTAATGGTATGCAAAGTAACTTCTCAACCGGTCATTTGTTGCTTAAGAGGCATTTCTATTGAGGTACGAATCGATAATCCTTTGTAACTTTTCAAGAATGAGCCTGTTATTGATGCTGCAAATAATAGTCACGCAATTCTGAAGACTTTCATCCATACCCTTATATTCCGCGAAATACATGCCTATAAAGCCTGCAAGTACGGCAGCAATACACTCGGCCATCAATTGCCTGCATGACGCTTCGTAACGTTTTTCACGAACCCCATTCAGAAACGAATGCACCCCGCCAAGGATGGAGAGGAGCATTATTGTGAAATCACACATAACTATTTCCTTAATAGTGAATTAAATATCATTGGGAAACGGTATGTACTTTGTGATTTCCACACATACTGGTTTTTGTTAATTAAAATCCGCAGCTTGCTATAAATAACGATAGTGAGCAGAAAATATGCTAATAGGCTATGTACGCGTATCAACAAATGAACAAAACACTGCTTTACAACGAAATGCCCTTGAAAGCGCAGGATGTGAGCTAATTTTTGAGGATAAGGCGAGCGGCAAAAAGGCTGAACGCCCTGGGCTAAAAAAGGTTTTGCGTATGCTTTCCAGAGGTGACACCCTGGTCGTATGGAAGTTAGATCGTCTTGGGCGCAGCATGCGTCACTTGGTTGTGCTGGTGGAGGAGCTGCGTGACAGAGGAATTAACTTCCGGAGTCTCACTGACTCCATCGACACCAGTACACCAATGGGGCGCTTTTTCTTTCACGTAATGGGGGCGCTGGCAGAAATGGAACGTGAGCTTATCGTTGAACGTACACGCGCTGGACTTGATGCAGCTCGCGCAGAAGGTCGAATAGGAGGCCGTCGGCCTAAATACCAAGAAGAAACATGGCAGCAAATGCGTCGATTGCTGGAGAATGGCATCCCCCGTAAGCAGGTTGCAATCATCTATGATGTTGCTGTTTCCACGCTTTATAAAAAGTTTCCTGCGTCATCATTTCAATCCTAAACCTTGGTTTAAGAGAACTCGGTACCAGCGGTGAAAAGATCCCCCTGTTGAGCACGGCTAACACATGGAGTGCACGCCAGACTTTCAACGGCGGGATCACCGGGGCGCTGACAGGGAACGCCGATACCGCAACGAAATTGAAAACAGCCAGAAACATTAATGGCGTCAGGTTCGATGGTTCTGGTGACATTAATATCAATACTCTGGTATCGCGCGGTCGCGTAACGGCCCTGGAGGCGAATGCACAGGGAACATCCGGGATTCAGCTGTATGAGGCATACAACAATGGCTACCCTTCCCCCTATGGCAATGTGCTTCACCTTAAAGGTGCCACCGCTGCTGGCGAAGGTGAGTTATTCATTGGCTGGAGTGGCACGAGCGGTGCCCATGCGCCCGTACATATCCGTTCGCGGCGGGATACTGATTCTGCCAACTGGTCTGAATGGGCACAGGTCTATACGTCAAAAGATTCCGTTCCCGGCGTTAATGCCAAAGGGAATCAGGATACCTCTGGTAATGCGGCTACAGCGACTAAATTGCAGACAGCACGTACTATTAACGGTGTCTCGTTTGATGGTTCTAAAAACATTGAGTTAACGGCGGAAGATTTAAATCTTGAGCAAACCGTAGAATTAGCCGCTGGATCATTGCAGAAAAAACAGAACGGCGCAGATATTCCAAACAAAGATAAATTTACGCAAACAATAGGTGCTTGCCGCTCTTTTCATGGTGCTATTAGCACAGGTGCAGGAAACTGGACGACGGCACAATTGATTGAATGGCTGGATTCTCAAGGGGCATTCAATCACCCATACTGGATGTGCAAATGTTCATGGTCATACGGCAATAATAAAATTATTACCGATACTGGCTGTGGAACTATTCATCTTGCAGGTTGCGTTATTGAGGTTATGGGTAATAAAGGTGCCATGACCATCCGTGTAACCACCCCGAGCACTTCCAGCGGTGGCGGAACTACTAATGCACAATTTACTTATATAAACCACGGTGGAGATTATGCGCCAGGCTGGCGGCGTGACTACAGTACCAAAAATCAGCAGCCTGCATTTGCTTTAGGGCAGACAGGAAGCACTGTTGGAAATGACAAAGCTGTTGGATGGAACTCAAATAGCGGCGTTTATAATGCGACTATTAGTGGAGCGTCAACATTGATTCTTCACTTTAATATGAATGCGGGGAGTTGCCCGGCGGTTCAGTTCCGTGTGAATTATAAGAACGGCGGTATTTATTATCGTTCAGCGCGAGATGGTTATGGCTTTGAAGCTGACTGGTCAGAGTTTTACACCACAACCCGCAAACCCTCTGCGGGAGATGTTGGAGCATATACGCAGGCAGAATGTAACTCAAGGTTTATTACAGGTATTCGCCTTGGCGGTCTGTCATCTGTTCAGACATGGAATGGTCCCGGCTGGTCTGACAGGTCAGGTTATGTCGTTACGGGT